ACATATAGGTTCAACAAAATAATAGCGGCTGAAACTATTAGGTTCATAGTGACAGTCGCTATTGTTGTATATAAAGGTTTAAAACTTGTAGTTTATCGAATGCTTACGTATTTTAACCATATATTGTTTCATTTTAATCGCGTTACAAAAATGAAAAATCAAATCGTTCTGCCTGCAAGTCAGGTAAAAGAAAGCCGTATCTCGTTATGGCTGAACCGTGAAAACGTATTGTTCTCTTCTATCATGGAAGAGAAAGTTTCTAACCGTCAGGCTGTGCTTATTTCCCAGGCACTGGCTTCCTTCAGTATCCTAACCTGCTCCGTATTTACCCATTGGCTGGTAGCCGTGCTCTTCCTATGCTGGTTCATTGTGTCGTTATACCTTTGCAAGAAAGGAGGCTTGAAATGAAACCTTGTATTGTGCCGGATGCAGCAGTAGATGTGATTCAGAACTGGACAGAACAGGATGGGGCCGCTTGTGCTGTCAGAGAACTTGATAAGGTAATAGATTATTTCATGAAATCACTCAATGCGGATGCAGAAGAAATACTGACTCACTTACGTACGGTTTATTTCGTCCGGAATGAGATTGCAGCTTTTATCCCTGAAGCCGAATCGAAAGGAGGTGAGTCATGAAACTGGTATATCGTATAGATACAGATGCTTGCCTGAATTCTGTGCTCGCTCTTGTCCATGAAATTCGCGCCGAAATGGGCCTTGTTCCGGAGCAGATACAAACGAATGACGGCCGTTCGATAACCTTTGACCTTCAGGACTGGAAACGTTTGAATCGTGGAGATATAACAGAAGATGAATATATTACAAGACACGTTGTCACTCAATAAATTGTTGTATCTTTGCATTGGCTTAGAATTCGATCATTTTTTGCAAATTTTTTTTTTAGCCTCGCTTCGGCGGGGCTTTTTTTGTGTCCTTTTCTCTGGCTTTGTCTGAAGCTAATTTTGTACCAAAACAGATAGTAACTATGAATAGCCAGGCTTCAGACGATATTAAATTACTCTTTATCCAGGAAGAACTTTCCAAATTTGGAGAGGAACTGTGCGATGCACTGTCAGATGCCATCTATAAACAGAAGCTGATAGACTCCGGTTCTCTCCTTGATTCGCTGAATTATTCTTCATTCATGGAGGGGAAGAACCCGGGACAGCGTGTTTCCTTCTTCTCTTACGGGCGTTGTGTCGATATGTCCGGTTACAAAAAAAATAAGACCAAAGTAAATACCAATCGTGAAGTGTGGGGAATCCGTGAGAATTCCAAGAAAAAGAACCGTTGGTATGCCCGTAACATGTATGGGGGCCTGAATCGGCTGATAGGGCGTGTCATGTACGGACTATCTGAAGAAGAGATTGCAAGACTTAAAGGAATATTGGAAAATCGTATAAAAAATGAATAAGAAAATCGGTAATATCAATTTTGTGGAGACAGCGGTCGGCACCTATGCCATCCGCATGGATTCCTTTCGTGATTCTCTGACACACCTGTTCGGATCAGCTGTGTCAGACTGGGAGTGTAGCCCTACGACAGTGGCCGGTGTCCGTATCGTGCCCTGGGGGGCAGATAACGACTTGCCTTCATCTGTGCGTAACCTGCTCGAGAAAAACAACCTGGCACCAGGTATTCTTTCTCGAAAGACTGGACTGCTGTACGGTCAGGGGCCGATGTTGTATCGTGTGGGTATCGAGAATAACGAACGCGTCCAGATGTGGACTACCGACCCGGAAGTGCAGTCATGGCTTGATAGCTGGGATTATCGCCGTTTCATCCGGGAATCATTCACTGAATACAACCACCTGAACGGGGTATTCGTCAAGTATGTGTCCGCACGATCCGTCCGTGTAGGACGTCCGTGGATACACAGCCTTGAGTGCTTGCCGTCTAAAGACTGCCGTCTGTGCTGGCCGGAGAATGACGAAAGATACCTGAATTCTGTCACACATATCCTGAACGGGGATTTTGATTTTTACGGCAGTCAGAAATATGTCAAATATCCGGTATTTGACCGACAACGGCCAGCAAAGCACGAAGTGGCCGTGAAATACCATTGTTTGCGGAGCTTTGGCCGAAATATGTACGCGATATCCTCCTTCTTCGGCTCAATGCCCTGGATGCATGATGCCAATTCGCTTCCGGAGATAATTGAGTACCTGAATAAAAATATGATTGCGGCAGCATACGTAGTGCATGTTCCAGAAGAATATTGGAATAAGAAGGCTGAAAAATACCAGCAGGCGCATCCGGAGGTGACGGAAAAGGAAGTGTACCTGCACATGGAATCACTTAAAGACCAGTTGTCGCGTGAGCTGGCCGATGTGATGGCCGGGAAAAACAATGTCGGTAAATTCTTCATGACGACTGATTACGTAGACCCTTCAGACGGCAAGACTCATCAGTTCCAGATAGAACCCATTGAAATGAACATCGACAAATACATTGAGGCACTGACCAAAATATCACGTATTGCCGACTCGAGCACGACAAGTGGGCTGGGGTTGAACCCTTCGCTGGCCAACATCATCATCGACGGGAAGGGTGATTCCGGCTCCCAGATGCTCTATGCCCTCAAACTGTTCTACGGTGCGGATACGCAGATACCTGAAGACGTATGCCTGGAAGCGATTAATGACGCCATTCATATCAATTTCCCGGATAAAAAGGATTTGTTTTTGGGTATCTACCGCAAAGTGATTAACAAAGAAGATAATGTAACGGCCTCCAGTCGGGCCACAAACCAGGTATGACGATGAAACAGGATATAGAATTCCCTGAATGCTGGGAAGAGGTACAGCCAGCTGAATTTGCTTACCTCCTGAAGCTGCGTATGCTTCTGATACTGACTCCTAAAGCTCTTTCATTGACTGATGTCAAACGCTTGTGGTGTCGTTATGTCCTTCGCCATCGGGACCTGAAATCGAAACGGAAGGATTATTATCTGTTGGTGAACAGGCTGGCAAAGACATTGGACTGGCAGTGGAGGGTAGACGAAGAGACCAATACCATTGCCCTTACTTATGATTCAACGGTTAATCTGATTCCTTCCTGGTCCGGGTTCTGGGGCCCTGCATCGCATGGGGCAGATTTGACTTTCGGTGAATTTCGTTTTGCCGTAATCATGATGAACGAATACACTCGCACACATGATGTGGCTTATCTTAATTCATTGTGTGCGATTTTATATCGGCGCAAAAAAGACGGTAAACGTGTACCGTTTTCTTCGTCGAAATTGGGCAAGGCTGCAAAGGATATTGTGAATATGCCGGACTACTTAAAATGGGGTGTGTATTGCTGGATGGCCAGCTTTTGCGAATTTCTGTTCAATGGTACGTTTATCCTGGATGGCTGTGAAGTCTGTTTTGCCTCCATCTTCACTTCATCTGGGAAGGATAACACGCCGGAACAGTCGCTTGGTATGAACTCGATACTGTTCTCTGTAGCGGAATCGGGTGTATTCGGCGGTATTGAAGAGGTCGACAATACCCAGTTATTGAGGGTATTGCTCAAGTTATTGGATGACAAACAAAAAGCAGATGCTATTCTAAAATCAGCTAAAAACCATGATATTCAATCTTAATAAACAGGGCGCAGCTGAATTGCGCCGGATGACCGGCAACTATTATGTCGGTAACGATTTTTCGGCCATAGAAATGGACATCGAGGATGCTACAGATGAATTAATCCAGGTGATTGGCCGGGCTGTATACGACAAGGCCGAAAATGCTTATCTGAAGGGTGAAGGTAACGATCAGGTACGCTTGGTTCAGCTGGTGCAGCGGCCTATTGCATTATTGGCCACACTGCATTACTTCCAGCGTAACGATGTCAGTCATGAAGACAGTGGCCGCAAGGTGAAGCTGTCTTCCGACGGTACCGACAAAATCCCCTGGGAGTGGCAGCTGGACCGTGATGACAGTATCCACCTGCAGGCGTATTACAGTGCGGTGGAGCGATTGATTCGCTGGCTGAATGAATCAAAGGATGCAGATTGGCAGAAGTCTGATGCGTATCGTCATGCGGCTGGCCTGCTGATTCGTTCCGGACGTGAGTTTGATTCCTATTTTCCTATTTCACAGTCCGAACGGATGTATATTCTTTTGCTTCCCTTCCTTCGTGAGGTACAGATTGCCACCGTGGCGCCTTCCTATGGTGAAGGGTTTGAAACGCTTTTGGAATCAGCCCCATCTGATGTAAGGTATGCGGCATCTAAGGCATTGGCCTTGCTTACTATGTCGGTGGCATTGCGGAGAATGCCCCTTCAGCTTATCCCTTATTCGGTTGTGCAGGGATTCAATGCGGCTAACGGGATGGCCGATTCACAGCCTGCATCGCTGGACGATACCCAGCGGATGGCCGCCATGCTCGAGGCGGATGCGGCCGACTGGCTGGAGCGCATGAGACAGTTACGTGACGGTACTTCAGGTGAAGACATTCCCCTGCTACCATCTAATTCTAAAACTAATAAGTATTTCAGAGTATGAATGTGATTCAAAGACCGGGCGCTGTCGAGCTGGCTGCCGACATGCCCGATTACATCATTGATACGGATTCTACTATCACATTTTCGGTGCAATTCAACGGGCAGACGATACTGTCTGAAGAGTATGTGCCGGATGCGGCATACCAGGTACGTGTGCGTAAGCTGGGCCGTTTCTGTGCAAAAGCTTTGTGGGGTTTGTGGCCGACAGGTAGAACTCTTTTTCAACAGAAACTATCAGGAACTTTCAGTTTCCTGATTAATGGAGTTAAAGACGCTGATTCCTATGTGCTGTTTTCTCGTTTTGCTTCGAAAAAAACGGCAGATTCTCCGGGCGTTCTTTCTACAATTCAGGATAAAATATCACGCCCTGGTAGTTATGAATATGTAAGTTTCTTCCTTTCATCTGGTCAGAAAATTGACGTAACTATTTCAGATGTGAATGGGGAAGTGAGTTCTGGTACACTTTACACACACGCTGGTGAAAGGGGTATATGCACGCTTGATGCTTCATATTCACGTATTCAGGAACTATTCCCAGGTAAGGAATTTTATTCATATTCGGTTGGCAATATGACATTCCACGTAGACCGTACATCTTACACCGAGAAGTTCGTTTTCCGTTTCCTGAATATGTTTGATGTGCCGGAGACGGTATGTGCGGTTGGCTCCATGGTGTTGAAGGGTTCAGATGACAGTGAAACGGGCTACATGTGGGGTATCGAGCGTAAGTTTGTGGTAAACCCATCAGATGAATATACGGTAAATTCTGGTGCAATATTACTTCAGGCGGATTACAAGTTATGGCATGATTTCGTTGGTGCGCAACAGGTGCAGATTTTGGTGGATGGCACCTGGTATGATATTGTGATTACGGCTAATAATTTCGAACGTGATTTCCGGAAAAATGTGCTGAAGACGGTGGAGTTCTCTTTCCGCTTCGCTGATCCGGACAACAACAGAGTATTATGATAGATATTAAGGCTTTTCGTGAATATATCAGCGAGCTGGTATATGAAACCAATCAGGAGTTGGAAAATAAGATAGAACACATCGTACTTTCGGTGAACGAGTCGCACATGACCAAAAAGTTGCAAAATAAATCCGGTGTATGTTTGTGTGTAAGTTATCCGGATGCGCAGGCGGTCGGTGAATCCGATAATGCGAAAGATTCTCAGCAGGCTTTCATCTTCGTATGCCAGCGTGTTTCCCCTGGACAGTTGGATGAGGAAGGTGAGTTGGCACTTTATAGTGAACTTCAGCATATCATGCTTGTTTTTCGTGATTTCTTGCGCGGAGCGGAGAGTGATTGTGTTGATATTATTCCTGAAGAATCATATAAGATTGAATGGGAGTATCAGATATTCGGAGGGTTGAACGGGCTTTCCATGGGACTTAAATTCACAAACTATGACTAATTTATACATAGATGGTATTGCGGTTGTGCTGCCTTCAGAGTTTTCCATTACAGTAAAGCAGGAAAATGCGTTCTTCACCAAAAACGGCGAATATACGTATGACATTGAACTGTCTCTTCTTGTTCCGGAGAATGCAAAGCTGTACGGTTTTTTGAATCGACTTAACATTACCGACCGTCCGTCCACTAAAAGAAAGGCCGTACTGGTGGCCGACAACAGGGTGTATCTGAACGGTACGGAGATTATCACCGGATGGACAGATACCAAAGTCAGCATTCAGTTGGTGTCTGGTAATTCCGAGTTAAATTATTTTGTTGGTTCCGATGAACTGATTTCTACGTTGGAGATGAAAGAGACAAACCCGGTGGTGAACGGTTCTGTCTCTACTGATTATGTCAAAAAAACATACCCTGATGTAGATTATAACCTGATGATGACATACGACAGCCTGCATCAGGTGGATAAAAATATATGGCTGTACAGACTCTACAATAACGATATTAATAATCCTTATGCCGGATACATCGTGCAAAAGGAGAACATTCAGCCTTATGATTATATCCCGCAGCCTTATCTGTGCGCATACATGCGTGAACTGCTGAAGGCTTTGGGATATACACTTGAATATAATGCCATAGAGGATACTCCATATAAGAGTGTCTATATTGTACATGTATGCGAAACATACAAATGGAATGAAATGTTACCTGGGTGGACGGCTAAGGATTTCCTGCAGAATATAGAAACCATGTTTAACGGCTCTTTTTTGATAGACCATCGTACCAAAAAAGTCTCATTTCTTCTTAACGTATCTTATCTTCCTAAGGTTCGTAATGTGCACTTGCAGAATGTAGTTGATGCTTACACGGTCGAGGTAGAAGAAGAGGAAGAGTCGGATGCGGTTAATTCTACGATAAAATATAAGTTACCATCTTCCGAGTATTATAAAATGCGATGCCTTCCGGATGTGGTGAAAGAAGCAGCTAAGCATAAAGTAATAGATGAAGGCTTGTTCGCATTTTTTGGGAAACCGGAAAATCAGGTGACGGACACGATTTTTGATTATCAGTCAGTGAATCGGAAGATTATCTATTTAGAGGGTAGTGGTATCATGTCTAACCTGGAAATGGTGGATGAACTTGCATCATTGGTGCGCGAAAATGCGGAGTCTGAATTGGAGTTGGAATTTGTTCCTGCTGAATTGACTGAACGGGCATTTTACATGGAAGGTATTGAACCGAGTGAATTTTATTTTGGTCAATATTACATTCCTAGCGTATCAGTATCAGATGATGAACCGGATGAAACCACTTACGATTCGATTCACAACATGGTGAATAATCTTTCCGAAAAAAAAGAAAGCAAGTCTAATATTTTCCTGGCCTTTTTTAGAGGACTTAATCCTGTTCAAATAGGTGTGATGCCTGCTAACTCATATCCGTTGGCATTTATTGACCGATTTTTCCCTACAACAAGCTGGCCGGCTACGTTCCCCTCTGATTATCCGACATTCAACCTTGTTGAAATGGAGAAGTATTTCTACAGCAATGCGTATAAGATAGACCGGAAAAACGCGATAAAGATAACTTGCTATGATAGCAATTTATATCCGGCCAGTTCTGTATTCGAGATATTCAACCGACGTTATTTGGCAAAGGAAATAGAATACACCATAGGGCCGAACGGTCGAACTCAAGCCTGGACTGGAACGTTTTATCCTGCTTCAATTTCTGATACAGAAGTCCAGCAAAGATGGATTCTGTCAGATGGGAAATGGCGTGACGGCGGCGTTTGGCTGGATAATGGCCGATGGCTGGATAGTTGAGTTGATGATTAACACAAACACAATAACACGATATGAGCTTGAAAATTGATAGGGTGCAGCTGGAGATTGTGATACAGCAAGACCAGGCACGGCAGAAAATGATTGAACTGGAGGAGAGAATGCGGTCGGCCAACCGTGAACTCCAGAAGACAAAAAAACAATTCGGTGAAACATCTGAGGAATATAAAAAACAGACTGAAGTAATCAAGCAACTGCAGCAGGAGTATGATAACCTCTATGAGGAGATAGGATTGACCAACTTGTCGTTGCGTGATTTGGGCAAAAGACAGAAGGATTTAAACGCAATTCTTCGTCAGCTGAATCCCAATACGGAACTGTACAAACAGTATTCCGAGCAGCTGAAGGAAGTCAATAACCGGATAAAAGAACTTCGTGGTACAGCAAATGAGACTCGTTTCAGCCTGTCTAAACTGACCGATGGTTTCAATAAATACGGAGCCATAGCGGCCAGCGCGATTGCCGGATTAACCGGTATCACGCTGACCATGCGCAGCTGTGTGAATGAATACGCCGAAATGGAGGAAGCACAGTCGCAGGTTATTAAATATACCGGGCTGACTAAAGATGAAGTGAAAGAGCTGAACGAGGAGTTCAAGCAGATGGATACCCGTACGGCCCGTACACGGCTGAACGAGCTGGCAGGGGATGCCGGGAAACTGGGTATCTCTACCAAGGAAGGAGTAAAGGAATTCGTCGAAGCGGCCGACATGATTAATGTTGCCTTGGGTGAGGACTTGGGTAAAGAGGCCATTACCCAAATTGGTAAGCTGGCCGATATGTTCGGAACCGGCGACCGCTCGCTGAAAGAGAATATGCTGGCTGTCGGATCTGCAGTCAATTCTGTAGCACAGAATTCTTCTGCAGCAGAACCGTACCTGGTTGAATTTACCGCCCGTATGGGTGGTGTCGGTAAACAGGCTAACATGGCAATTACCGACATCATGGGATTTGCTTCGGCTCTTGACCAGAATATGCTTCGCTCGGAAATGGCTTCTACGGCACTTTCCGGATTGATTCTTAAACTGTATCAGGAACCGTCCAAATACGCCCAGTTGGCCGGACTGCAGGTGGAAGAGTTTACAAAGCTGATGAGTGAGGACGTGAATGAAGCGGTACTTACCTTCCTGGAAGCACTGAACCGTATGGGCGGTATGGATAAGATGGCCCCGGTTCTTGACAAGATGAGCCTTTCCGGAGCGGAAGCCGCCAGCGTGATTTCAGCTCTTGCCGGAAATGTGGAAAAGGTACGTAAGGAACAGCTGGGAGCCAACCAGGCATTCGTGGAAGGTACTTCTGTCGTGAACGAGTTTAACGTACAGAACTCCACCGTGCAGGCAGAATTAGACAAAGCAAAAAAACGCTTTGCCGACATTCGCGTAGAGTTGGGTGAGCAGCTGCTCCCCGTCATGAAGTACATGGTATCCACCGGTTCCCTTACAGTGAAAGGGTTGAGTGCGGTCGTTTCTGTTCTGATGGAAAACAAACGTGTAATAGTGACTGTTACTTCCGCCATCGCGGCCTATGTACTGGTAGTGAATGGTGCGACATTAGCCAAAAAAGCATACACGGTGGCCACAAAAGCGGCTACCATGGCAACCAATCTTTTCAGCAAGGCCACAAAAGCAAGCCCTTGGGGGCTTGTCATCTCTGGTGTCACAGCTGCAATTACATATTTTTCCATGTTCCGTGATGAGACGGACAAAAATACGGAGTCGCAAAAAAAATTGAACGATGCTTTACAGCAGAATGCAGATGATATGAATTCTTTGCGCTCGGTTCAGGATAGAGCTAAAAATATGGATACGCTTAATAAGCGTCAGCTTAGTCAGTTGAGGGCAGACGCTCAATCTGAAGTACAGATTATTGAAGATAAGTTGTCCGCAGAAACAATAGCATATCGTAAATATTATGATGAGCAGAAAAAGATTATCGAATCGAGAACTGACATAAACCAGGCTCAAAAGGCAGCACTTATACGCGCTTTAGATAATGATACAGATGAAAAAGCCGCCGAACTGGCTAAATTACTTGACCAGAAAAATCAGCTGATAGCAATTATTAATAAAATACCTAAAGGTAAGGACATCTTTACAGAACCGATATTAAATGATACGGACGATAAGGTAGGCAAGGCTAAAAAAGAATATGAGCAACAGCTGAAGGACCTTCGCAGTCAGCACGCTCTGGGATTGGTTGAAGAAGAAGACTACCAGAAGAAGTTGTATGACCTGGAGATTAAATACCTTAGCAAGAAGCGTGAATTATATGCTGAAGCTAAGATGGACGCTTCTTTGATTGACCAGCAGATTCTATCTGCTATGACTTTTGAGGCGAACAGACTGTATGCGAATAAACTGGCTAACCAGCAGCCAGTGAAGCCTCAGGAGCGTCAGATGGAAATCATTGAGGAGGAAGACCCGGTTGAAGATACCTACGCTCTTGACAAATATAAACAGAGCCTTGATGGCCAGCTGGCTCTTCTTGAAGCATTCCATGATGCAGGTATTATCTCCGAGATGGAATACCAGGATAGGTTATCTGAGATAAACAAACAGAAGGAAGAAGAACGCGCTCAGGTTCGTAAGGCTGCACTGGACACATTCAACCAGTTGGCAGGTTCCATGTCACAGCTGATGAACGCCATGCAGGATAGCGAAATATCCAAAATAGAAAAACGCTATGACGCGCAGATAAAGGCCGCCCAGAAAGAAGGTAAGGATACGACCGAGCTGGAGGAGCAGAAAGAAGAGGCGATTTTAGCTGTAAAAAGAAAATATGCCGATAAACAGTTTGCCCTTCAGGTATTACAAGTAACAGCAAGTACGGCCGTGTCTGCAATGGAAGCCTATAAAGCAATGGCGGGTATTCCTGTAGTTGGACCTGCTTTAGGAGCAGCTGCAGCAGCTGCAGCAGTAATAGCTGGTATGGCTCAGATTGCCGTGGCAAAACAGCAGGCTGATGAAGCTAAAGGACTTTACACCGGTGGTTACTCAGATGACTACGTTCAGGGTTATACGGCTAAAGGCGATTCGCATGATGTGGCCGGAGTTATCCCTGTCCACAAGAATGAATTCGTCGCCAATCATGAAGGCGTGGCCAACCCGCACGTAAAACAGTTCCTGGATGTGTTTGACATAGCGCAGAAAAATGGAACAATCGGTATGCTGAATACGACACAGATACTCCAGCAGGTTCGTGCCCGGAGTGGGCGTTATTCGGGCGGATATACAGATGATACAACTAACCCTATTCCGGTGGATAATGGGGGATTTTCTTCTTCTGAGATTCTGGCCTGGATTAAGATTATAGCGAAAGAGCTTCAGAAATCCAACATACATCTGTCTGCCATCGCTGCAAAAGACCTGACGGTTAACGTCCGTTCCGTTAGGGATGGAATTAAAAGGCTGGAAATGCTCGAGAAAAATGCCAGCCGTTGATGTCCTTTTTTATCGGGCGGTTATAGGGTAATTTTGCAATAACACAAACACAGATATATATGCAAAATAAAAAGATGACAATACAGCTTGCCATGGCCGCGTTCCTTACGGTTAGCGGCATGGTAATGCTGATAATGGGTTTATGGACACCTCCGGTCGGTGAGATACACAGCTCTGTATTAATAGCCTATGGGGAAGTGAGTACATTCGCCGGTAGCTTGTTCGGCATTGATTACACTTATCGGTATAAACTTAAAAAGAATATTAACGATGGACAAAACAACTCTTAAAAAGATTATGCCATTTGCGACAGATGCTAATATAGACAAGTTCTTGCCGCATCTGAACGATACGATGGCCACATTTGAAATTGATACCCCAATGCGTCAAGCGCATTTCCTTGCCCAAATCGCGCATGAAAGTGGTTCACTTCGTTATGTCCGTGAGATTGCTTCCGGAGAAGCATACGAAGGCCGAAAAGACTTGGGTAACGTGATGCCTGGTGATGGCCCTCGTTTCAAAGGGCGTGGCCTTATTCAGCTTACTGGCCGTACGAATTATAAACTGTTCGACGAATATACCAACCATGAGTATGATCTGTTGCACCACCCTGAACGGGTAGAGCAGCCAGACCTCGCTTCTCTGGTGGCCGGATGGTTCTGGCACCGCAATAAGCTGAATGAACTGGCCGACCGTGACCAGCTGATGAAAATCACGAAAAAAATTAACGGTGGATACAATGGCTTGGAAGACCGTGGTGAACATTTAACTCGAGCTAAGGCTGCACTTATTACATCATGAAAAAGATTGACTCAAGTAATATCTTATTTGTCATTTGCACTGGTTTTGTTTTGTTGGTTATGTTAGGGTTGATACTCCAGTCGTGCCGGACGGCACGGCTGGATGAATCAATTCAGAATGTAACTGACATTAAGACTGAGAATAAGGCTTTCGCTTTAGATGATCATGTGTCGTTATCTGGGTTGTCACAAACATGGCGTGATAATTACCGTATCGTGATACGAGATTATCAGGTAGTGAATGACTCTTCTGGTCACCCTTCACCTGTACTAAGTAAAGAAACAGAATTGGTTCACGATAAGTCTTACAATCGCGATAGTACATCGCAGACTCGAGCTCAAAATCTTTCAGTTGATAGTACTTCAACAGAATCTTCCTCAGAACATAAGAATACTAAATCTGTTGATAAACAGCCTTATGTTAGTCCCTTGTTTTGCTGGCTATTTATTCCTCTTGTTTTACTCATAATTTTCTTTTATAAATCCAAATTCAAATAGTTCTTTTTGGCTGCTTGCCTGTGAAGGCCGGCGGTTTTTTTTATGTCCTTTTTCCCGGGAGGTATATAGAGTACTTTTGCTTCATGAAAATATATGAAGCAATTAAGGAGATGCACGAACTGACTAGGGCTGGGAAAAGTTTTTCCTTCAGCTTTATGTCTTATTCATACGACAGGGATAAATCACATGGGCCTGTCACGGTTCTTCATGCTCAGCTCCTTCCTGGTAATCGGACTGACCATAATCGCTATTCTGATTATATGCTTCGGTACCGCGATATGGATACGTATGAAGAAAAAAGCTGCTGGCAGCCACTTCTTATGGAGTTTAACGGACAAGAATTAGAATTCTCATGACATATAAATACACGACACAGACACAATATTTTATTCCAGAGTTCGAAGTTGATTTTGAAAATATCATTCCATGGAATGGCCAGAATGATACCGGGCGTGATGTGCGTTTAAAGTGGGAGCGTAACTTTGGTCACATTGCTAATAATTTTAAAACGCTGGAAGAAGAACTGAGAAAGTTGTTGCGTAAGGACCGCAATGACAAGACGGAATATCTTCTTGAGATACTTGGAGGTGTCATTGCTCCATTTATTGAATCTCCGGATTTTGTCACTGGCCCAATGGGGGCAGGTTTTACCCTCAAGAAAAATGAAGACGGTTCTTCGTATTGTGAAGTTGATAAGTTTCTTGTGCGAAAAAAAGCGATTTTCCAGATTCTTGAGATTTTGAAAACAGAACTTGGTGGGGCATCATTTTTATTCAATGCTTCTGGCGCACGGGCTACTATCATAAATGTAGAACAGTTAGATCAGGAAGCATACTTCCTTGACGGAGATAAAGGATATTTCTTCAATGGTGATGAAGTTTATTTTCCTGATGTATATCGTTGTTATTTCTCTACAGATGATGGTGATACGGCCGTAGAAAACCTATTTAAAGTGGGTGATTTTGTGCGTTCACAGACTTTTAACATAAAATCTGGAGTGCATGAGGGCATAAGTAATCATTACTGGTGGCGTAAAGTGGTCGGAATAGGTGATAATTACATAGACTTATCTTCTGTAGACTATGATAATGATAGCGATATTCCGCAAGCAGGAGATGTAATTGTGCAACTTGGTAATGATAAAGACCCCGACAGGCAAAGTGCAATTGTACTTTCTGCATGTGGAGACGGAGCACCTTATTTGACATTCTACCAAGGAATCAATTCTTATTCTTTGTCAGGAAAAGAAATCTATACAGTGTATTATGATTCTGTAGCAAAGGAATTAGTATTGCGAGTTGGACGTAAAGGAGAAAAAGGGTATTTGCGATATTCTTCTTCCAAGGGACTTATCGTAGAAGGTTCTATTGAAGTGCTTGGTGGTAGCGGTATGTCAAGTTTTGATGATGCACTTGACTTTGTAGAACAGGTGAACGACCGCATGTCACAATATCTGGGGTATGACGGATTGGAGAGTCTTGTAAGTGAAGCTCTTGTCGGTAGGACTATAATAAAAGGCGGTGTAATCAATACTTCCTTGATTAATGTTAACAGTCTGTTTGCTGGAGATATATATGCCGGAAACGCTACCATATCTGAAGGTACATTCAAAAAGATTAATGTTGAAGAAGCTACTATATCCAATTCCACATTGACTGAAGTTAATGTAACCGGTACAATTAACGCAAATGCTGGATACATCGGTGGATTTAAAATTGAGAATAGTAGGCTATCGTACAATTATTCTGATAATAATAAAACATCTCCGTCCATTATTATAAATGTTGATACAAACGAATCGTTCCGGATAAATGAAAATCCGACTTCGAACGGCCCGTTTATGCAAATACGGTCGCAGAAACGCTCCGCTATAGACATATTTACCGGTGGTGGACATGAGGATGATCCTTCAGCAATACATGTCACATGTAATGCTAAAGGGTATGGCAAAGCTATAGAAAGTTATGGTAATGTACAGATGACAGCCCGTGATTCTGAGAATATCAAAATAAGCGGACTTGCCCTGAATGTCAGGACGACATCGTCATCCGAGACACTGACCAGTGGAGATGACGTGATAATATCCACTTCGGACAGCAATATAACACTTAATCTGCCTTATAATCTAGGGAAAAAAGATAAAATTATATGGATAAGGAAATCCGGACTTGGAAACATTACCGTGTCAGGTAACGGGTTAAGTATTAAAGGTAACAATGAATTCGGTAATGGCGGATGGCATGACAGTGTAGAAATTGCGAACGGTCAACTATGGATGTTTTTCTGTACTGGTGGAGTATGGTTTGCTAATTGTCTTACTTAATAGAAAAATTAATATGGGAAAAGGAATTATAAATTTTGATGTCGAAAAGACAAACGAACTGCTGGCATACGTGGCACAAATAAAAGAAGATGGGATAAATATTGACGCTCCTAAAGATGGTAATCTTTACGGCCAGAAAGATGGAGAATGGGAACAAGCTCAGGAACAACTTGAGAGCGGTAAAAATATTAAGACTCTTAACGGAGTTTCAGTATTGGGAGAAGGCAATATTGATATAGCACCCACAATCGGGGAAAACGGGAACTGGTACATTAATGGTTTAGATACCGGGAAACCTGCTAAAGGTAACGATGGAGCGGATGGTGTTAGCTTGGGCGAAATAGCTTTAGTCCAGGAAACAGGCACTGGTAGCGGTTCTGAAAATAAAGTTATGTCCCAAGCTGCAGTTACCAAAGGATTTAATGGGATAGACGAAAAAATAAATAATAGAACTACGGAATATAATGTGTCGGTTAATCATCCGACATCCGGTACTGATGGCACCAACCGCTATGACCTTACAGGGGCTATTGCGCAAGTTCCGGCAGAACTTAGGTCTTCCGGACTCACCGTTAGCTTCCTGAATGAATCGGGAGATACTGAAAAATGGGAGTTTAGTGGTGGTTCCTGGGCGATTGGTGGGTTCTCGCAAGTTGGGGCTGGAAGAATTATGGGGTTAGAAAACGATTTTAAATCTAATATGATAACTCCTATCCGTGGGAAAAACTTCTTTAATAATAATGATATTACAGCTCGTGTAGGAGGTATTGTTGCTGAAAACGGTAATATCAGCAGCAATTCTACATGGTTTACATTTATATGTATAGTTAATCCTCAAAGCAATTACATAGTAAATGGAAGTAATATTCGTGTTGCGTTTTTTAATGAAGAATCTTTTATTTCATATTACTCGGGGGCAAACAAATTCACAACTCCTGAAAATTGTAATATTGCAAAAATTTCTGTATCAAAAGGATTGCTTCAGGATGAAGATAACTTCATAGTGAATGAAGGAGACGTGCTGGATTCTAATTCAACATATTGGGAATCTTATATAGTTAAAGAAGAACTTGATAAAGTTGAAAATAAAATAGATGAACATATTGATTCTGCTGCTATATATGAATATAGTGGAATAAATCAATCTTCTGTATTAAAAGAAAATTATATATTAAATAAAAAAACGGGAGAATTTGAATCTCAAGAAGGCTCTTACTCGATGTCAATACCTCTTGACGGGATTGATATTGTAAGGATAATTGGTCTTCAATATTCTTATCAGCCATACTATATACTTGTTAAAGATGGGGCTTTGTTACCTTCAATTACTGTTACTAAAGGTAATGATATAGATATTAGTGTAACAGGATGTTCAGAGATTAGAATTTGCTCTTCAACCCCAAGTCGGTTTAAAGAAGTTGTTGGGGCTATTTTGACGTTAAAGGAAATTCAAATATCGGAAGCTATTGAAAATAAGGTTGATAAGAGATTAGGGAAAAATATATTCAACTGTAATAGTCCATTAAATGTAGCAGGATGGTGCTACGATGGGAAAACAATAAATGCAACACAAGGATTATATAAAGAGAGCGGACAAATTAATGAAACTAAATTCTTTACATCTTATTATATTCCAGTAAAACCGAATACAAAATATACAACTACATTTAATATAGGTTCTGATAATTCGTATATACATTTATATGATAAAACAAAAAGTAATAAAACAAGAACAATCAACGACCAGTCTACTTCTTTTACGACAGCAGAAAATGAATATTTCATAAGAATATCAGCAAGAAATATCCTGTATAAATTATCTATTGAAGAAGGTGATGCAGCAAAAGAGAATACACCATACGAAGATTACGTTTTGCTGTCCAAAAAAGAGTATGAGGACTTTGTTTATAAATCATCAATTCTTTCGGGATTGAAAATCGTTGCTCACCTTGCAGATTGGGAGGGGAAAAATATAGCGGGTTATGGTGATTCAATCACAGAATTACAGGAAGAATCTGAAGATGGAGTTGCCACAAGCGGATGGCTAAAAATAGTTGGAGATTACTTTGGGTTTAATAAGAGATATAATCGTGGTATAGGAGGTACGACAATACGCAATTATAATAAAGAGATTACTGTTAAGGTCAATCCAAACGGAGGAAACAAGAATTACGGTGTTCCCGATGAACAAAAAGTTACGTGTTGCCAGGCTATGTGCTCTTGGTCTCGAATTAAGGCTCAGTTCCCCGAAGAAATTAAGGATACAATAGACCTTGTACTGTTTATGGGTGGAACAAACGATTTTGGCGGAGTTGGAGACATCGGAGATGGAATACTTCCGAAATGGTCATCTGAAAATGATTATGATGATGAATGGATGGCAGATAGTGTATATAATCCCGAACATGGGGATTTCCCACAAAACACATTTAAGGGTGCGATTGCATCAACGATACTTAAACTGCAGAGATGGATGCCGTATGCGAAAATTATACTTGTCACACAACTTTCTGGAAAAAGAGAAACAGTAGAAGACGGTATGACTGACTTCTGCTATGATTCACACGGTAAATCTCCTTATGATTATACAAGAGATGCAATAATGGTAGCAGAAATGATGTCAACTCCGTACATAGACTTATTTGGAACATGTGGCATAAATCAATTTAATAGTACGTTGTTCATAGGAGATAAGGTACATCCTAATTCGTCTAATAGTAATGGTAAAAGAAATGGGGCATCTTCACTGGCTCGTTCAATTATTGGAGGGTTGAAAAATGTATTACCATATTCAAGAACAGAAAGGGATAATGATACTTATGCAGATTGAGTTTATCAATAATTGTAGAACGGATAAGAAGATATGATGATTTCATATATAGTATTATTTTGTGCGTTATTTATGCTTTCCTATTTCATTTACATGATTATAAGCGAAGGTGTATGCAGAGTGTTGAAACTGTACTTCATAGCTTTTACAGGACTGAATAGGTATAGGAAAGGATATAGATACCCGGATGCAATATTGGCACTGAAAAAACTGAATTACATCTTTGCGAAATATACTTTTTATAAGATTCTTAGCGTTTAAGGTATTATTGGTGATTTATAATGTTTATGATTATTGCTATATTTGCGGCACTTTCCTTATAAGAGCCCTCCTGGCATAAGATTAAGCATAAATTAACAAGTAAAAAAATTAATATGATGAAAATTTTAAATTAGGCTGGGCGCTGGATAGCCCAGCCAGAATTATAGAAAGTAGGTAATTTTTTACTGGACACATTCGAGTTCCTCTTTGTGTTGGTGACTTTTTATCTCATTGGTTAGTCAATAGTAGCTGGAATAGCACTGACAGGATTAGATTGGTGTACTTTGTTGTTTGGCCTTCGGACCATATACAAGTACTTAAAGTGAAAGATTAGGGGGTAGGTGCAAGGCTTACCCCTTTTTATATATGATTCAAATAAGGTGAAATTTTACTTTCGATAGACACTGTCCAGAATTTTGTGTAAATGGAAACAGGATTCAGTTGTAAGTTCTTCTTATATCTGGATTCTGTTTTCAAAAATAAGTATAAATTGATTCATAATCAAG